CAACTTTCCAGGGCTAGATAAGTGGTTGATTGATAGTGAGAAAGACGGCGTTGGTTATCGCGTAGCGGTAAGCAAAGACAGGGTTACTGAAAAAGATGTAAGCCCGTTGATGATGCCTTTTAGTGACAGGGAGGTGTTTAGCATCACGCCTGTTGTTGCTGGTGCGGGCAGAGGAACTGGCCAAATTTTGGCAGGGCTTGCATTAGTGACTGCTGCTGTTGTTCTTGCTCCAACAGGAGGAGGTGGCTTTTTAGGCGCTACCGGCAGTGGGTTCCTCAGCGCATCAGCTTCATCTGCTATTGGCAGCATTGGTGTTTCTTTGGCTTTAAGCGGCATAGCTACAGCTATTTCACCGCAGCCAACACTTGACACCACGCTTGACGAGTCAGTGCAGCTGGAGTCGTTTACTTTCTCCAACGTCGTCAACACCAGTCGTCAAGGGATGCCCTGCCCAATAGCCTATGGACGGGTGTTCGTTGGATCGGCGGTGCTGTCCAGCGGTCTTGACGTTGACCAGGTGCAGGCATGACTCAGACCAAATATGTTGTTGGTGCTGGTGGTGGCGGCGGCAAAGGCGGTGGTGGCAGCAGAAGCACGCCAACCGAGGCGGACGATACGCTCCAGTCAACACAATTTGCCAACGTCCTTGACCTACTCAGTGAGGGGGAGATTGGTGGCCTTGAGAATGGCAACAAGAGTATTTTTCTTGACGACACGCCTGTTCAGGCAGCTGACGGTTCTAACAACTTTGAGGGTTTTACTGTTGTCACGCGCGTTGGAACGCAGGCACAGTCCCATCTTCCCGGCCCTTTCAACGCAACGGAACGAGAGACGGGAGTTAATGTTGAGGTTACAAACAGTGCTTCCGTAACTCGTCAAATTACAGACACAGACGTTGATCGTTTGCGTGTCACGCTTACGATTCCGACGTTGCAAATTGTGGAAGATGACGGAGACATTGTTGGCCACAGTGTCCGCATTAAGATTCAAATTCAGTACAACGGTGGCGGATATAATGACGTCATTGACGACACGATTAGCGGTAAAAGCAGCAACCGCTATCAGCGAGATTATCTAGTCAATCTGACCGGCAGTTTTCCTGTTGACGTGCGAATGGTGCGGGTAAGTGCAGATGAAACAAGCACGAGACGAGGTAGTACCACAATTTTTCAGAGCTTTACCGAGATTATTGACGATAAGTTTCGCTATCCCAACTCAGCACTGGTTGGATTGCGGTTTGACTCGCGCCAGTTCAACAGCATTCCAAGCCGTAAATATCTAATTCGTGGAATCAAGGTCAAAATTCCAAGCAATGCGACGGTAGACACCACAACACATTTGGGACGGATCACGTATTCCGGCATTTGGGATGGTACGTTCCAAGCAGCAACATGGACAAATGATCCAGCCTGGTGTTTATACGACTTGTTGATTAGTGAGCGTTACGGCGCAGGCATTCCAGAGTCAACACTCGATAAGTACGACTTTTTTGCGATTAGCCAGTATTGCAACGAGTTGGTAGATGATGGAGCGGGTGACGAAGAGCCACGTTTCAGCCTCAACATGCTGATTAACAGCAGGGATGAGGTTTATAACGTCATCCAACAGATGACTGCCATCTTCCGTGGCATTGCGTATTACGGTGCTGGAACGCTGCAGCTGCTGCAGGACAAGCCTTCTGACCCGCAATATCTGCTCAGCCCTAGCAATGTCGTTGAAGGCATCTTTCAGTATCAAGGCACGTCCCAGAAAGCACGGCATACCGTCGCTGTTGTGGCTTGGCAGTCATACGACACCCGTGGCGACATTGAATACGAATACGTTGAAGACCATAATGCTGTTGCTAAGTACGGCATCATCAAAAAGGACATCAAGGCCATTGGTTGTTACAGCCAAGGCCAGGCGCACCGCATTGGCAAGTGGACTTTGCTGTCCGAGCAAAACCTAACTGAGACGATTCAGTTCAGCGTTGCGATTGAAAGCGGCATCATCTTGCGACCCGGCATGGTCGTTGATATTGCTGATCCTGTCCGTGCTGGCGCACGTCGTTCTGGTCGCGTTGAACGTGCAACTACAACAAAAATCACAACAGACAGCGCAAGTGGCCTGACGACTTCATTGGCAGCTGCAAACAATCCAAAGCTGTCAGTAATTTTGCCCAGTGGAATAGTTGAACAAAAAGATGTACCTGTTGGCGGCATCACTTTTGTTGGCGGCTCGGAAACTGACTCTGTTGGTGATTTTGAAGTTGAGGATGGAGACCACTTGTTGCTTGAGGATGGCAATCAATACATATTGCAAGGTGATCTAATTGTTGACGGCGTAGAGATTGACGTCAGCAGTGCGTTTAGTCAGGTGCCTGCATCTGGATCAGTCTTTCTGTTTCAAAACGACGAAGTTCAGTCTCAGCAGTTCCGTGTTGTATCTGTTGCTGAGGCGGAAGATGGTATCTATGGCGTTAGCGCTGTTGCATATAACAGCACTATTTACGACGCAGTTGAGTCTGACGCTGAGCTAACTGCTCGCGATATTAGCAACTTGTCGTTAATTCCTAATCCGGTTGACAGCATTAGCCTTGAAGAATTTTTATATGAAGAAGGCAATGGCGTGCATGTTGGTTCGTCAGTTAGCTGGAACCATGACCGCGTAAACGTCAGTGAGTTCCGCGTTCAGTACCGAATTGATAATGACAACTGGCAATCTGTAGAAACATCCTCGCCATCAGTAACCCTGCGAACTCTGCGTGCAGGGCGTTTGTATGTTCAGATTCAAGCCAAGAACTCCTTGGGCAAAGGCAGCCAAATTACAGCTGCAGATTTTGAGTTAGAGGGCAAAACTGCTGCTCCGGCTAATGTGCAGGGCTTCAGCATGATTCCTGTCAACGGGCAGGCTCGTCTGACTTGGACGGAGGCCACTGATCTAGATGTTCGCGTTGGCGGTTATGTTCGTTTACGTCATTCGCCTGATCTAAGCGGCGTTACCTGGCCGACTTCAACTAGCATTTCTGAGCAAATTGCAGGATCTGCAACTGAAGCGTATGCCGACCTAAAGGCTGGAACGTACAGCGCCAAGTTTATTGACTCTGGTGGTCGGGAAAGCCTAACTGCTGCGCTGATCGAATTTACAAAGGCTGATCTGCAAAGTGTTGAAACCGTTGGTGCGCTGGGTTCAACAGAAGACCCATCGTTTACAGGCACTAAAACCAACTTAGTTGTTGACACCGTAAATAATGAGCTAGAGCTAGGGACTACAGGCAGTGAGCTTGTTGCTGTTGGCGATTTTGACCTTGAAGATGGTAGCGGTTTGTTGCTTGAAGACGCCAGCAACTTAGATCTGCAAGGTGATGCCGCGCTGCATACGTCTGGAACGTATGTTTTCAACGGTGGCAATACTTTTACGTTGAGCGATGTTTTCAGCCTTTCTCTGAACAGTACACTGCGGGCTCGTAGCTTTTTCCCATATGGAGAACGCATCGACGATGAGCCTGACTTTGACGAGATTACTGAGTTTGACGGCACCGCACCAAACACCTGTGATGTGAAACTGTTCATTCGCACCACGCAGGACGACCCAGCAGGCTCGCCTACGTTTACTAGCTGGCGTCGGTTTAACAACGCAGAGTTCAAGGCTCGTGGCTATCAGGTCAAGGCAGAGTTCAGCACGGGTGGCCCGCAGGAACAGATTGCCGTTGACCAGCTGCGCGTTCAAGCTGAAATGCCAAGGCGTTCAGTGACTGGATCGGTGACGACTAGCACCAGTGCAGACGTGTCAGTGACTTATGGAACTGGCAACAAGTTCTATGTGACACCTTCTGTGGGCATCGTTTTCACGGCTAACGCATCAGGCGACTACTACGTCATCAGCAACTCGTCGGCTACCGGATTTGATGTGTCGGTCTACAATTCAAGTGA